TACTCATTTGACCCGCACATTGAAATAGAGATCCTATGACCTGGTACTTAAAGAGAGTCGCAGCCCTTCTCGCAGTCATCGCTGTTGTTATAATAATTGGAGTAATAAAGATGTTATTGATATGACTAAAGGAGAATCAGACCAGTTTGAAGCAGCGCTTTGCGAGTATAAGCTAGCTCAGAAGTGGGCCATAGAAGATAACTCTAGAATCGGTTATGAATTATATGACTCAGTTCAGGAAGAAATAGCTGATTTATACACAGCCTTAGAACGTGTAGTGTTCGGTACAATGTGATATGATGAGCCGGCTTGAAATTAAATTGTGCATGAATAAGAAACACTTGCTAGGTTTCAGGATACGGGTAACGATCCCGTCGGCTCGCACAATAGCCGCAAGCGTCCTGAGACCCAGCAAGTTTTTGTTATGAAAAATAGCTTATGAAAAGTGAGCCGTATAACCCAGACGATCCGACCATCTGGTACAACAACCCCGAACTCAAGGAGAAAGTTGAGACTATCATTAGCGAGTTTGGAGAACCGTTTTTGACAACCAAATCAGGAGAACTCTTGTACGAGCACTGTGTCGTCCTGCCAACCTTTAGGGATCAAAATATCTATGAAGAAGAATAAACCAGAAGCTAATTACTTCTTTGTAAACCGAAACCTTCTCCACTCCGATCGTTGGCTGTCAGAACCGTTTACTAGAGGGCAGGCTTGGATTGACTTATTTGGCTTGGCCCAGCACTCAAGAGGGTTCTTTCGCGTTCGAGGCATCCGAGTCGATGTAAGAAGAGGGCAGTTGGCTTACTCTCAAGTATCATTGGCCAAAAGATGGAAGTGGTCGAGAAATAAAGTCAGAAGGTATTTGGACGAGTTAGAAAAACATGGAGATGTGATACAGCAAAAAAATGAGATTACGACAATAATTACAGTAGTGAAATACGATCAGTGGCAAGGGAGCGATACAGCAAGCGATACAGCAGAAGGACAGCAGAAGGACAGCAGAAGGACAGCAAACGATACACATACAAAGAAGAATAAGAATGTAAAGAATGATAAGAATACTCTTTGCGAGCTAGGCTCGCAGGAAATCATCAGTATATTTGAGATATTCCAGAACGGAAACAACCCGACAATTCACTATGGAAATAAGACCAACAGAAAGGCAGCGATGGACATGATCAAGAAGTTCGGCCTTACTGAGACGGTTCGTTTGGCAGAGTATGCAGTATCACTAACGGAAGTTGCCTATGCTCCGGTGATAACCACTCCGTATCAACTCAAGCAACAGGTCGGCAAACTTAGAGCATTTTACTCACGCAACAAATCTTCAGGCATAGCATTTATATCCTAGCCTATGAGAATACTCAAAACTTTTAATAACTTCACTGAGGGATTAACTGATGAGGAGGCAGATGAGATCACTAGACTCATCCACGCAGGGCAGAAGTACATCCACATTCACGGGAACACCATAGCCGTTTCATCTATTTCGGGAATCTTCAGAGAAGACCGGGATGAGGGAGACCATCAGGTAGGTAAGCTCCATGATGGAACTACGGTTGTCCGCCAGTTCGGTCAGTGGTTCTGCCAGTCAGGAGATAGGGACGAAAAGGGGTACTACGAGATAAAGCCTGATCCGCATTACTACCCCGAAGTAGCAATGGACAAGGTCCCATCAGTGGGAAAGTATGACCGAGAGTATGCTACGCTGACAGCCGCAGAGCGTATGGAGCTTATGACGGGTGGAGAGTCTACTGATAGGTATCTCAACGAACAGAAGCCATCCTCGATGAAGCAACTTATAGAGTCACGCAAGGCTAAATATGGCGATGAGTAACTGTACCAATGTTTGGAGAATAAATGGGAGGTTCTTAGGATGGGAGGGTTTGTACATGCTACATGTAACCTATGTGGGTACGAGAATTACTTTGAGGCAAGAAGTGCTGGCAAAGAAAAAGCAGACATAGATAAGCCTTTTAGGAAATGTGGAGGAGAGTTGTATTAGAAGTCCAACTAGATATCTGAGGACTGTGTAGAGTTTTTCTAAAATATTTGATATAATGGACTCATAGACTCTTTCCCATTCCAAGGCGAGTCAGCTTAATTGCTGGCTCTTTTTTATATGCCAAATAGAAACGCTAGTAGATTCCAAAACATACTAAACGCTCAAGCTGCAACAGGGTTTGGATCAGCTATGAACGTAAGGGCGTATCAGAACGTCATTATTTATGTCTCATCCGCTTCTAGCGGAGATGCGACCCTAGACCTATGGACGGCCATTGCGGAGTCTGACAGCAACCCACAGGAGCCTACATGGGCCACTCTGTCTACCACTGCAAACCGCATGGCCCCTCAAGGCTTCTGGGACTACAACACAGGACTTCACACAACAGGAACCACAGGCTTTGTTATGGCTGGTACTGATTCAGCTAATGCACGAAACCTATTAGTGAATGTGGACGGTATTGACTTTATAAACATTGATGTCAGTGCTTACTCAGCTGGAACAATAAGCGCAGACGTTAGAGCCTACACCCACAACAGCTAGGTATGTTTCATCCAGACACACTGGGACAGTTAGGCGCTGGTAACTGGGGAGACAACCAGATCCTTAGAGGGGACGGGACGTTGATGATCCAAGGGAGTACCGCAACCATGCAAGACACCGGAACTGCCATCTTCCAAACCACAACAGACTCTCAAGTAGCCTTTCAGATCCTTGACGCCGCTAGCGCACAGATCTTTAACTTTGAGACTACACGCCCTGACCTTGCGAGCGTAGCACCAAACGTTTTTTCCATCACCGTTAATGGAAACGTTGGCTTTCCTGGGACGGGTAATGCTATCCGTTTCCTTGAGGTTCGAGGTCGCATCTCCTCTGGGACTCAGAGCAACCGTGTTCGTGGAGTTGACTCAATTGTTGCCTTCGAAGGCACTGCCGTCCTAACAGGAGCACAGATGGCCCGAGGGTTCAACGCTAACGTTACTTGGAACTCAACAGGGACTGCTACAAGCGTTGTAGGTATCCAGAACTTCATGGCCTGTGGTGGAGGTTCAGGAGTCACTACTGGCCTTGTTACTGAATCCATTGCTAACAGAGCCTTAATTGGTTACAACACGAACGATGGTGGCTCCGTCACAGACGGTACCGGGTATCTCTTCGCAGCTCCACGTAACGTAGACGCTAACCACACCATCACAAACCTCTATGGCTTCCGTACAGAGGATCTAGGAGCTACAGGCGTTACCAACTCATGGGGCCTCTTCATCCCAGACCAGACATCACCAGGAGTTGCTATTGAGACAGGCGCAGGGCCAGTCATCTTTGGTGGTCGAGTACAGACCAACAAGGGATCTGATGTTGCCAGCGCTGATGAGATAACCCTTGGTGACGCTAACTACTTTGACATCACAGGAACGACAACGATCAATCACATCAATAAGACAGGCTGGCAAGCAGGTTCGTCAGCTGTGCTCCAGTTCGATGCGTCGCTTACCGTGACACACAATGCTGGCTCACCAACAGGGACCGAAGCCTCGATCTTACTGGAAACAGCGGGGAACTTCAGCGCAACAGCTGACGACCTCTTACTTCTCTGGTTCGACGGTACGGTCTTCCGTGGCAAACCAGTAGTGATCTAATATGCCATCCATAGGCCCATAAAGGTGTACTTGGTCTACAGGAAACAGTTCCGCCTGACGTTATTGTGCAGAAACCCTATGATTCACCGTTCGCAACGGAGGGATTGTCAGAGTGTGTTCAAGATGATATAATTAGACCATTCAAGATATAGGGTTATGAAAGCTACGTTTACTTTAAAAGACCGTATTGCTCTGTCTAATTCTCTCCCAACTGTTGGGAAGTATGACGAGCTTATTCTGCGTGAAGCAGTCATGAAGAAGATCAGCCTCTCCTCAGAGGATCTGGTCACTTTTAAGGTTACAACGGCTGACAACGGAGGCATGGATTGGGACCATGAGTGCAAGGAGACGTGGGAGTATGAGTTTGCAGCTAACGAGGCCAACTATATCTGTAGCCAACTGAAGAAACGATCGAATGAAGGCAACCTAACAATCCATCACATGAATCTTTACAAGACATTTATTGATCTATGGCAAAACGAGTAGTTTTTTCAGAGGAGGCACGCAGTGGAGTACAGGCTGGCGTAGACAAGCTAGTCGACGCGGTCAAGGTAACGATGGGCGCAAGAGGCCGTAACGTCATCCTCAGCGATGGCCGTGTTACCAAGGACGGTGTATCAGTAGCCCGAGATATTCAGTTAGAAGACCCTACTGAACAGCAGGGGTGTAAGTTGATCCAACAGGCCGCTAACAAGACGAACTATTCAGCTGGAGACGGTACGACGGCTGCATGTGTTCTTGCACAGGCCCTAGTACATGGTGCTAATGAGAAGATTTCTAAAGGCAAAGACGCACAGATCCTCCGTGGAGAGATACTACAGGCCAGTGAGGTCGTACAGGCTGTGCTCCTAAAGGCTGCACGAGCTGTAGACGAAGGAGATATTGAGAAGATTGCCTCAGTTTCAGCAAATGACCCTGAGATTGGTCAGATCGTAGCTGATGCCATCCACAAGGTAGGCAAAGACGCTCTAGTTTCTATTGAAAACTCAAACACTATTGATACATTTACAGAGATTGTAAACGGTATTCGGCTAGATGCTGGTTTTGTTGTCCCCCATTTCATGACCGACCCGTCTAAGGGTGAGTCTAAGTACGATGACTGTGTAGTCCTCTTGTATGAAGACCGCCTCGCAGACGCACAACGGTTGGTAAACATCATCAACCCCCTACATGCCGCCGGTAAGTCTATCTTTATCGTAGCTGACGACTTCGACGGTACTATTGTTAAGACATTGGCAGTGGCACGAGTACAGAATGGCCTAAAGATCAACGCAGTCAAGATCCCTTCTCTTAACAAGGAAGATTGGATGGATAACCTAGCTGTATTCACAGGAGCAACGGTGATTGGTGGTGATGGTGGCCTCAGCTTAGAGGACTTCAAGTCAGAGCACCTCGGAACACTCCGATCTGTACGGTCCACCGCAGAAGATACGACAATGGAATGTGCGATGACCAAGGAACGTCAGGCAGCTATCAAGGAACGCGCTGACTACCTAGTCGCACGCTCTAAGGAGTTCACAGGCAACAAGCGAGAAGACTTACGAGACTTAGCAGCACGTCTATCTGGAAAGATGGCGGTCATTAAGGTCGGTGGGAAGGTAGATGCTGAGATCGGAGAGTTGAAGGATCGCATCGAAGACGCCGTAAACGCAACCAAGGCAGCTATGGAGCTGGGCTACGTTGTGGGTGGTGGCATTGCTTACTTGAACACTATTGGATTTATCAACATCGAAACAGATGGTGCAGATGTGGTAGTTAAGGCTCTTGAGTCTCCAATCAGACAGATTATTGCCAACGCAGGGTTCAATGGGAAGAAAGGCCGTGGAGCCGATAAGATCGTAAAGACGTGCCTAGGGACAGGTGACGGGTTTAACGCGCTCACAGGGGCCGTAGAGAACCTACAGGACGCAGGTATCATTGATCCAGTGAAGGTAAGTATCAATGCTCTCATCAATGCAACGGCTGCGGCTAACCTTGTGCTTACGACCGAGGCAGTGATTACGAACGAGTAGTATGGAGTGGCTCTTAGTAGCAATCCTCCTGATTCTCCTGGAGATATACCTGAAGGAGAACACCGAGAAGACGGTGGTCGAGCACCTCAGACAAGGCTTAAAGAAGACTGAGTTTGACGTCATCGAACCAGAAACAACCATACAAGAACTCTTAGACGAAATACCAACAGAAGAATTATGAAACTAAAAGCAATCGGGGTTTACTTCCTCATCCAACCACTAGAGCCAGAGGTCAAGGAAGGCGAGATCATGGTGGCCACAGAGGCTAAGGAAGAGAAAGACACAGGCACAGTCCTAAGCATCGGTAAGGGCTATGAGGCCAAGGAAGTCAAGGTAGGAGACACAGTGCTTTATAAGAAATACGCCCCCGACGCATTCAAGCATGAGGGTGAAGAGGTTTACCTGGTCGAAGAGCAGGATGTGATGGCTGTATGCCAAGGGTAAGATCAAAGTTCGAGATGTCTCGCTCCAAGAGACGGGACATAGAACGCCAGCAGAGATGGTTCAAAGATGATATAATACAACCATTAGACACCAACGGTAAGAAGAACCCGAAGTTCCTCAAGCGCTTCGGAGAGCCTGAAGACATCAAACTTAAAAGAAAATAAACATGTACATCATCCAAGCCACAATGGTAACTGGCCAACAGTTCCAGCTCACTAAGGATGAAGCCCTACGACCTGACTTCTCTAAGGATTGCATAACACTCCAACTAGACGATGGGACTATTGATCTCAACGTAGCCCACATAGTGTCGTTCACCTGCCAAGAGGTAACAGAGGAGCAGTTCAAAGCTATGCAAGAGAAAGCTAAGGAGAAACCTGAAGAGGTGAAAGTAGCCTAGTCCCCCACTCCCCCACCGATATTGTTCAACGATAGAGCACTTTTACATACATACACCCCAGTAGGGGACAGAGGATATATGAAGAAAGTAAAGGACTTACTACCTGCTGACTACAACCCGCGCAAGATCAGCACGGGCCAGCTTAACAAGTTAGTAAAGTCTATCGAGGAGTTTGGTTTCGTAGAGCCTGTAGTGATTAACAAAGACAACACCGTCATATCCGGCCACCAACGCTTAAAAGCAGCCCACGCCCTCGGAATGGAAGAAGTGCCAGTGATTCAGATCGACATACCCAAGGGCAAGGAGAAGGCATTGAACATTGCAATGAACCGTATCTCGGGAGAATGGGACGAGGAGAAGCTACAAGAGCTATTACAAGAACTGACAGATGAGGAGCGAGCATTGACGGGCATGGAGGAGAAAGAGCTGGCAGAGGCCCTGGCACTATGTATAGACGAGGATGGGCTGTCAGATGATTTCTCACTAAAGGATGGCGACAGATCACCGTTTACACAGATCACATTTACACTGGCCGATGCACAGGCCGAGGAGATAGTCGAAGTATTGAAAAGGGTTAGTGGCACACAGGAATACAAGCAGCTAGATTATCACGGGAATGAGAATCGAAACGGAAACGCGCTATTCGCATTAGCAACACTATGGGCCTCGCAAAACACATAAAAGTTAAGGTCATCCCCTCTAAGGTGGCGAACCTGTTTGTAAAGAAACATCACTATTCTGGCAAGGTGGTACGACATAGCTCGCTACATTTCGGGGCGTTTTTAGAGGGCCGACTGCATGGTGTGATGAGTTTTGGCAGTCCATTGGATAAACGCAAGGTACTTGGGTTGGCGGTGGATCAGGACGGAAACCCGTGTAAATGGAACGAGATGCTCGAATTGAACCGCATGGCGTTTGATGACAGCCTTCCAAAGAATAGCGAAAGTCGGTGCATAGCAATAGCAATACGATTATTGAAGAAGAACGCCCCGCATATACGATGGATATTGTCGTTTGCGGACGGTACGCAATGCGGCGATGGGACTATTTATAGGGCTAGTGGATTTTCTTTGACCGGCATTAAGACAAACCAGAATACCTGCTTACTGCCGTCTGGCGATGTAATGCACAAGATGACGCTTGAATCTAATCCAACATCTCCACGAAAGGAGCTTGGGGGGCAATCTTATTACAAGCTGACCGGTGGAAGGTATAACTTCAAGCAGTATGTTGAAAAGGTTGATGGAAAAATCCTCGTTGGCTTCCAGCTGCGGTACATAAAAACAATAGACCGGTCATACAGACTGGCCGTTCCAAAAATACCGTTCTCCGAGATAGGGGCTAGAGGTGCTACAATGTATAAAGGGGTTAGACCAACGGATGCCGGTCACGTTCATTCACCTGCATGATCCTAGCCCTTTTACCGTCTAACTCATAACGTGCAATACGTTCGTTTGGGGGCGCATTATAAGAACGCTGTATATCCTTCCATGCAAGGCTAATATCGTTAAAAAGTTGAATCTTATAGTAGGGGTATTTCATACACTTGGAGAGTACCACTGAACCTATAAAAAGCAAGTAAAATACGCGGATAAAGCATAGTAGCGATGTGATGCTATCCCATAGCATAGAGGGCGGTGCAATCCCGACCTATCCGCTCCAAACAAAGCAAAGTTAGTAACAGGATAACAGGATATGGCTGGAAAAGGACAAGGTGAACATAGTGCCGAGAACGGCAAGAAGGGCGGACGACCTAAGTCAACGGCCACGTTAAGGGCGCAAATGATGAGGGAAGCGTTGTCTAAGGAGGTGGAGAAGGACAAAGAGGCTTACTTCGAGGCATGGAAAGACTTAGCACTAGGCCATTTCCTACAGGTGACAGACAAGGACGGCAATGTAACCAAGGTTTATAAGAAAGCACCGGACGGCAAAGCTCTAAAGGACATACTGGATCAGACGATGGGTAAAGCACCGCAACAGCTTGACGTGACAACTGATGGGGAGTCTCTTAATAAGATTGAAGTCAACGATCCAGAAGCACTAGCTATTGCTAAGAAGTATGACGCTGAACTTAGAAAGCTACATGAAAAGGGTTAAGTTTTAACAAGGGGTTATGAACTGTAAGTGCAAGAATGGCTGTGCTCCCAAAGGTCGCCACGTACCCGCTTGTAACACAGCCGGGAGCCATTCCGGTTAGACGACAGATGAACCTCAGTGACTTCTCAATTCACCACTGGATCAAAGAGCACGGGATGAAGACAGAGACCGGTGTTCCTCTTGACTTTGACGACCACCTCTTCATGTATGACATCTACTCGGACTTCTCTCCGAAGATGGTATGCAAGAAGGCAGCCCAGATCACCTTCACCACCATGATGATCTTCAAGCTATTCTATATAGCTCAGAAGAAGAAGATGGATGTCATCTACACTCTCCCAACGGGTAATGACGTGAAGGACGTAGTGGGCGCTAAGATCAACCGAATCATTGACAACAACCCTGTACTACAGGAATACATTGATAGAGACTCTGTTGAACAGAAGCGTGTAGGCAACTCAGTAGTCTACTTCCGTGGAACGATGACGACTCGTGCGGCTCTATCCATTTCGTCAGACTGGAACATCTACGACGAGCTGGACCGCTCAGACATGAACATCGTGGATCAGTACTCCACTCGTCTACAGCACAGCAAGTATCAATGGGAGTCGTATTTCTCCAACCCATCAGTGCCAGGGCATGGAGTGGATAGATACTGGGAGAGATCAGACCAGAAGCATTGGTTTATAAAGTGTGGTGGATGCAAGGAAGAGCAGTACCTAGACTTCCCTGAGTCCATTTGTTTTGAAAGAAAGGTCTATCAGTGCAAGTCTTGCCATAAAGCGCTTACACGTAAAGAGAGGCGCTTAGGAAGGTGGGTGGCTAAGTACAAGGACAAGGAGTTCTCTGGTTATTGGATCAGTCTGCTCATGGCTCCCTGGGTGTCAGCGGCAGAGATCATCGAGAAGTATGAGACCAAGCCACGAGATCAATTTGACAACTTCGTACTAGGGCTAGAGCATCATGGTAGTGGTAACTCTGTCTCAGAAGAGACAATCATGCAGAATGTGACTAGTGAGGTGAACACACAGGAGGGCCGGATAGTCATGGGACTAGATACAGGGCTTACGCTCTGGTACGTCGTTGGTAACAAGGATGGCATCTTCTACCACAACAGCGCAGAGAGCTATGATGAGATAGAATCTCTTTTACGACGCTACCCTAAGATGATTATCGTAGCTGATGCACACGGGGATCTCATCAAGATCAGAGAGCTTCAAGAGAAGTATCAGGGACGCATCTATCTATGCTATTATTCGGTAGACAGTAAGCATCGAGAGCTTATCCGATGGGGTGAGAAGAAGGACCACGGCATTGTCCATGTTGACCGTAACAGGATGATCCAGTTCGTGATTGATGAGTTCACCACCAAGCGTATAGCTCTTAATGGAACATACGATGAGTGGTTCGAGTTTTCACAGCACTACAAGAACCTTTACCGGATGGCTATAGAGAACAAGCGACTAGGGATCATGGAGCGCAGATGGGAGCATAATGGCCCAGATCACTACGCTCACGCTACATCGTATTGGCGCACGGGTATGAACAAGTTTGCAGATGGTGGATTACAGGTTGCAGGGACAGTTCCGATTGATTCGTTCCAGAAGGGAGTAGAGGTTGACTATGACGGCAGTCTCCCACGTGAATATACAAAAGGAATCTTATTACCTGATAAAAACAAACATGATTGGAGAAATGGTTAGGATCGAGATGTCCCCCCGTGATATCGAACGATTCAAGATGTTTCAGCAGTATTACAGCGTGTTTAACACGATTGTGTCTGAGGTTACGATTATGCACGCCGCAGGCAAGAGCGGATCTATCACGCTTCACGTTAACCATGAGGGCATGATAGATGGCATAAAGACTGATAAGTGGGTGTACAGGCGCAAATAGGTGTGCTACAATTTAGTTAATAAAACCCTTTCCATTCGAAGGCGGGTTGCCATTTTGGTGACTCCCCTTTTTATTTTATGAGCATACTTTCAAACGGCTATTACTCCCTACGCGCCCGAATCAACAAGGTCGGGAACGATACAGGTGAGGAAGAACAAGAAGGAGTAGCATCGTCACTCACTCCAGAGCTTGAAGTAGATTTAGACGAAGATGAGTTGATTAAGTTGGCCAACCAATGGAAGAAGAACTGGGATAAGAAGATTGATTCCCTACCTGACCTTCGACGAGAGAACGAACATTACTGGCTAGGCATCCAGAGCGACTATCAAGGTGGTCGGTCCGGTCATGGTCACCACGAGAACAGAGACAATGTTCTCTTTGAGGCTGTAGAGACTTTTATTCCACTGGCTACAAGTGCTAACCCAGAGCCATTAGTGGTAGCAGACAACACAGTAGAAGGCGAAGATCTAGCAGATACAGTGCGAAAGCAGCTCACATACATCGCTGATACCTCCCGATTGAAGCTGGACCTCAAGCGTGCAGTGCGTTTCTGGCTCTTGTACTACGTGGGAGTGGCTAAGATTAGCTGGGATTTCCCTTCAGATGAGATCAAGACAGACGTTATCCGTCCTCAACAGCTCATCCTAGACCCAGAGGCTAGTGTTGAGTCAGCTGAATACACAGGTCAGTACATCGGTCATGTGCGTAAAGACACGGCTGAGACGCTTGTTAAGCGCTTCCCTAAGAAGAAAGAAGAGATCAAGAAACTGGTAAAGGACAAGATGATGACTGAGCTTCGATACACCGAGTGGTGGACTACTGACGTTCTCTTCTGGAAGGTGAACGACATCATCCTAGACATTAAGCGAAACCCTCACTGGAACTACAACTCGACACGAGAAGAGGTAACTACAGATGAGTTCGGTGTAGAGACTACTGAAGAGGTAGAAGAACGTGGCCGCAACCACTTTAGTGAGAGAAAGATGCCATTTGTATTCCTTTCAGTGTTCAACGTAGGCAAGCATCCTTACGACCAGACTTCCCTTGTTGAGCAGGTTATCTCCATCCAAGACTCCATTAACCTCCGACGACGCCAGATTGACGCCAATGCCAGTCAGATGAATACCAGCATCATTGCTGACGCTGATGTGGTTACGAAGGAGCAGTTAGCACAGGCAGCACGAGCTTTGGCCGTTGGTTTGCCTATTCGTGTCTCAGGTGGTGAGCGGTCAGTTGGTCGCAATAATGTCCCACCCCTACCTAGCTTCGTCTTTGATGCCCTTATTGATGACCGAACACAGCTACGGAATATCTTCGGTGTTAGTGGCTCTAGCCCCCAAGGAGTACGTGGAGAGCGCACAGTACGTGGAAAGATCCAGATTCAAGGCCAAGATGCAGACCGTATTGGAAGCGGTATCGGTGAGTATGTTGAAGAGTTTGCAGACGGTATCTACAACTGGTGGGTGCAGATGATGTTCGTCTACTACAACGAGGAGCACCATGCGGCTGTTGTAGGCAAGGACAGCGCTATGGAGTTCACCTCCCTACGCCGTGACGACTTTAATAAGAAACTATTGGTCAGCGTTAAGCCAGGATCTCTTGTGCCAAAGGATGACCTTACGAAACGTAACGAGGCTATTGATCTATGGGCAGCAGGAGCTATCGACCCAGTGACACTGTTTGACAAGATTGGCTACGCAGATCCTAACGACGCGGCTAAGCGGCTATTCCAGTGGCAATCCAACCCAGCGTCCCTATTCCCGCAGGAAGCGCAGCAGGCAGAAGCACAGGCCCCACAGGAAGTTCCAGTAGAGGGAGCATTGCCGCCACTACCTCCTATACAAGAAGCTCTTAACCAACAAATCCAATAGTATGTCAGATTTATTCGAAGCTCAGCAGGAAGCTCTAGCCGCAAGGGTAGAGAAGGTTGCAGAGCGATCAGGAAGCAAGATAGCCAAGCGAGTCGCTAAGAAGGACGACAACGCTAAAGACCGGTCTAAGATTGACCGCCTCATGCACATGCTAGTGGATGAAGGGCTAAACCAGTTCTTTGGTGGAGACGTTAAGTGGCTCCCAATGATAGAAGACCTCGCGAAAGCAATGAAAGAAGTCGAGGCATCACGATCAGAATCCCGCATTGACACCGAAGACGATGACGATGTCGTCACGGTTAAAGAGATCGGAGTTCTACAATAATTATTAGGGTGGGTCTAACTGTTTCTTTCCCAGCTCAGCTAAAAGAAGCCTGAAACAATATGGACGATTTATTCGCCGGTATTCCTAGCGAGGGTGAACCAGTCATCCCAGCAGGACAGGAAGAAGCGCCTGAAACAAATGCTGAAGAAGTGGACGAGTCGCCATCGCAGGAGGGCGATACTCAGCCTGAAGACGAAACTCCCGAAGAGTCGCCCTCTGAGGAAGTGGAAGCTGAAGAGACTGAGTCTAATACTTCTGACGAAGATAAAGACGTCCCACTACATAAGCACCCTAGATTCAAGTCTAAGGTGAAGGAGCTAGACGAAACTCGTGCAGAGCTTGAAGCCCTTAAACGGGATCAATCTCTACAAGACACCGTTAGCAAGCTGTCTGAGAAGGTGGATGGCCTTACGCCCAAACCCAACGAGCCGATCCCAGATTGGTTCAAGCAACTCTATGGTGAGGACCAGGACACCTGGAACCAGTACCAAGAGGAGCAGATAGCTTATGAGGCTGGCATCATCCGAAAGGCTAAAGAGGAAGTCTTAAATGAAATTGAGACCAAATCTAAGTCCAAGGAAGACAACATAGCTAAGGCTAATGAGTGGATTGACAGCGAGTTAGAACAGCTCTCCCTAAATCACGGTTTGGATTTATCGGAAGGTAAGAACGAGCGCAATGAGATTCTCAAGGTTGCCCGTGACTACAATCCGACAGCAGAGGATGGCTCAGTTGACTTCGAAAAGGCGTATGAGCTTTGGAAGGCCCTGAAGCCTAGCGGAGTAGCAGACGCTACTATCGAAGAACGCAAGAAGATTGCGTCGAGCACATCTGCTAGTAAGTCTGGTGATGTAGGAAAATCTAAAATAAAAACGTCCCATGATTTCAAGAATAGAGGTTGGGATCAGATTAGAGCAGACACAACAGGTGGCCGCTTCTAAAGGACGCTTAACTAACTAATACTATGGCACTCGGAAATAGAGTCATTACAACGACACAGGATGAGTACATGCCGAAGCTGGTAGATACGATCTTGAACTCGAACACGTTGTTCACTCGTTGGATCGGGGCGGCAGAACGCTGGAGCGGTTCAACAATGAAGTTCCCGATCAAGGTATCTAAGAACACGAACGGAAGTTCTTTCGCTGGATTCGATGCATTGTCTACTACTGCTACGAACAACCGACAGCTTCTTTCGTTCGATCCTAAGTTCTTCAGCATCCCAGTTACTCTCCCACTCGACGAGCTTAGCGCTAACCAGACGGAAGCGAAGGTTCTCGATCTCGCAGCTATCGAAGTTCAGTCAGCCGCACAGGACATGGCAGACGACATCGGAACATTGTTCTATGCAGATGGAACAGGAAACGGTGGCAAGGACTTCCTGGGTCTCGAAGCTATCGTTGATGACGGTACGAACGCAGCTACTTACGGTAGTCTCGCTCGTGCAACATTCGGTACGCTTGACTCAACAGTTACAGGTCTAGCAACCCTGACATTGGCAGGAATGCGAACGCTCTACAACGCCATTACATCTGGTTCACAACGACCAACACTTTGTCCTACGACAGAAGGTGTACTCGCTCTTTACGAGCAGCTCCTTCAGCCACAGGAACGCATCATGAAGAACGTCCCAATGATGAAGCAGGGAATGGTAGGTGGAACTGGATTCACAGCACTTCACTACATTGGAGTCCCATGTCTCCCAGACGAGAATGCAACTGCACAAATCTTCTACTTCGTGAACGAAGACTTCATGCACTGGAAGGCACTACCTGTAGCAAACACAGAAGCTATCCAATTCAAGTCACAGGATATCGAAGGTAACGACTACTCTTCAGTTGTTGGACTCGGATTTAGTTGGTCTGGTTGGATCAAGCCGGTTAACCAGGCAGCTCTTATCGGTCACGTTTACCTCGGTGGTGAACTGCTCTCTGATAACCCTAAACGACACGGAAAGCTCACAGGTGTAGCTGCTGTTTAGTCATAATTAACTTAATCAAAAGATTATGGCTATCTCACACAAGAACTACAACCCAGACCTGAAGTACGGAGCTGTTGCAGACGAAGGCGACTTGGCTATCACTCAAGGTTCAATCCTTGTAGGTAACTCAAGCGGTCTCGGTGTAGAACTGGACGCGTCAACAACGACGCAGATCCTTGTAGGTAACGGCACAACAATTACATCAGTAGCACTCAGTAGCGATGTCACCATGACAAACGCCGGTGTAGTAACAATCGCTAACGATGCGATTACAGAAGCAAAGGTGGCTGATTCCGCCGGAGTAGCAGCACTTGGTATTCAGAAGTTCGCTATAGCCGTATACGACTTTGCTGTAGACGGTGGTACCGCTGGATCAATTGCCCTTGCAAATACGTCGACAATCCCAGATAACGCTGTTGTTACGGCTGTGGATTATGACGTGATTACAACATGTACATCGTCAAGTGACGCTGCAACCATTGCACTCGCGCTTGTAACAGACGGAGGATTGACGACAGCGATCGCTATTAGCGACGCCTCTAACCCGTGGGATGCCGGCGTCTACTCAGCGGCTGGTGTTAGCGGTGCGTTTTCTAACGACCCAACTACAGTGAAGACTACCGGAGCACGAGACATTCTTCTCTCTGTTGCCGGTGGCCAAAACCTAACGGCAGGAAAGATTGTCTTCCGCGTTGAGTATTGGATCTCACAATAATTAACTAATATCAAACGACTATGTTTAGTGGAATGATTCAGCTGGCATCATCGGATGCACACTCCTCGGGTGACACACAGGAGAACCCATTGGGAACTCTTGCGATGACACCAGACGGGTACTTGTACCGTTACGCTCTAGCTGGTGGCGTCACTCTTGACCCAGGCAAGCTCTGTGTTCCAGCAGCAATTGTTGCGAACCACGAGAATATGTCGGTCGCATCAGCAGTAGCAGTTGGCGCAACAAAGGTAACAGTTACCCTTGGAGCAACAGCAGCTACAGCTAACCAGTACAAGGACGGTAAGCTCGTAATGAACGACGCAGCAGGTGAAGGAATTGCATACCGCATTTCTGGCCACCCAGCAGCAGCAACGACAGCAAACCTCGTTGTCACGTTGGCAGAACCAGTTAAGGTTGCTCTTACAACGTCCTCACAGGCTTCTCTTATTGCAAACCCATGGAGCGCAATCCTCGTTTCGGTAACTGACCAGGCTGATATGGCCATCGGTGTACCAAACGTATCTATCACAAACGCAGAGTACGGATGGGTGCAGACACGAGGTGTTTGTGCAGGTCTTGCAGATGAGACGCTCGCTATCGGTACAGCCCTTACAATTGGTTCTAGCGTTGCTGGTGCCTTCGAGGTGCTTGACGCAGCAGGTGAGCAGAACTTGGGTGTATCTATCCAAGCAGGTGTTGACACGGAATACCGAGCAGTCTACCTGATGATCGACTAGGTAAGTTCATCGGGGGCTAGGATCGCATCCGAAGAGAGGTTTTAACCCTGCCTCCTGCCCCCGATAGAATGGAAAGGGAATTAAGTCGGGTCTTAATATAAACCTATGCCACAAGCACTCAAGTTCCATAACTTCTCTGACGAGGACCTCACATTCAAATGGGATGGAGATACCTATGAAGTGAAGGCTGGAGAACCAATGCTCCTTCCAGATTATCTAGCTAAGCACGCTTGCAAGAACCTAGTTAATAGAGAGATCCAAAAGGTCCCTCTTATGCAAAATGGTGAGCAGGTGAAGATCCACGGTCAACTACAATGGCTTAATACCGATCACTTCTCACGTTCTGAGTTTGAAGCGCGGTGTTTCCCAGATGAAGAGATCATTGAAGCTAAGTCAGACATTCAGCTGGGCGTTGAGATGGCGAACGCAAAAAAGAAGAAGATAGCGAAGAAAACAAAAGAAGTAGAGTTTGAAGGACTGAAGAAATAGTATGCGTCTGATGCCAAAAACTGAGGCGCTCAAGAAGGTCCAGACTCAACAGAGTAAGAGAAAACAAGACCTAGACCGTGCTGATAAGGCTTTGGCAAAGATCACTAAAGCAGTCAACAAGCTAAAAGACGAACAGGCGCGGGTATTGGGGTCAATGGAGTCTAATGCTCGCGCCCGTCGAGAGGAGTTAGCACGTGAGATTGCTCTTATAGAGAATGAGCTGATTACCTTAGAAGAACGTAAGAGAAAGGCCCTTGAGCCTGTTGATGCTCTTATTGTGAAGAACAACGAGATCAGAGCAGACCTAAAGGTTCAGAGTAAGGATCTATCTAAGCGAGCTAAGAAGGCAGATGCTACGACAGAGAAGTATCAGAACAAGCTCGTAAGGCTGGATAACAGAGAGCTTAACTTGAAAGAGGATCGCAAGACGCTATCTAGCAATCAGAAGGTGCTCAAGAGAGAGCAGAAGGAGCTGAAAGAGGCTTCAGATCGTCTCGATGGCAAGAAGATACACTTCCAAGCACACCGAGCTTTCCAGTTCGCGGACATAGAGCGACAGCGTAAAGGGGTTGATAAACAGACACGTCAGAATGCCTCAGATTTGAAAAAGATTGCCAAGGAGCTAGCTGGGGTCGAAAAGACTCGTAAACACGTTCTATCGCAGTCACAGAGCCTCAACGCAGCATTCAAGTTGGCTCGCAAGAAAGGAATTAAGATATGAGTAGAGACGAAAACTCACAACCAGTCCCATTCGGGGTGAACAGTAGTGGTCAGACGCTCCTTCGTGTTGACCCAGCTACAGGCCGCCTCATCATTGCAGTGCAAAACACAACTTCAACATCACCCTCTGGTGTTGTGAAGAAGGTTGATGAAAACTCACATCCAGTGGACTTCGTCGTAACGGATAGCGCGCCATCAGTCGCAGCTCCTCTCATAGTTGATTCTCGGACTATCGGAGATTCGCCATTACTCTTTATAGATTTGAACATAGAATAATATGGGAAATGCACCTACTGATGAGAACTCCGCCAAAGGTCTCACAGCAGTCACAGATGATGGCAACGCAACAATCACACCTTTAGAAGTTGACTCTGCTACAGGGCGTCTTAAATGCACCGCTACTCTTTCTGATGTGGCTGTCTCTAACCTTGCAGATGGTACGGATGGAGAGTTAATTACATGGGACTCCAGTGGAGTAGCGACAACTGTTTCTGTAGGAATATCTGGCCAGGTACTTACTTCTAATGGAGCAGGTGCAGCACCTACATTCCAAACCATCAGCGGTGGTGCCAGTACAGCACTGGATAACCTAGCCTCAGTAGCGATAAATACATCCCTCATTTCAGATACAGACGTAACAGATGACCTTGGTAGTGTCTCGATTGCATGGAAGGATCTTTACCACGTAACCAGTATATTCTTGGGAGCAACGTCGGGGGATACTACTGTTCAAGCCACAGCAGTAGCAGGAACCACAACCCTCACCCTACCTGCCGCAACAGACACGTTAGTTGGAAAGGCTACTACAGATACTCTTACGAACAAGACTATTGATGCTAATGGTACCGGTAACAGCATTACAAACATTGATACAGCTGATATAGCGGCAGCTACACTTGTAACTGAGGCTGATACCATCGCATCAAATGATAATGACACTACATGGCCTACAAGTGCTGCGGTTAAAGACTACGCTGACTTGTCTCTTGCTGTAGATGGAACAACAGGTCGTATCTTACGTACGTTTGCTGTAATTATTCGTGACGGTACGAATGCGTCCACTCTAAAAGTTAGTACAAGTAGTCAGTTTAATGGGGATACTATTTCAGTAGTTGATAACGTTGCAAAAAGTGCCACTACGAGTGGGTTTACCTTGAATGCTGGTGGTACTCAGTTGACAATCGAGGCGTCGATTATGTCAGGCGACACGCTCGCCGTACTGGGTAACTATATTGGGCTTAACGATACAGGGACAGTTATTACGACGGATGTACAGGTCATCTCTAACGACATCCAGATTGGCTTCCGTGACGCTTCGGCGGGGACGCAGCTAGACAGCACGTCTATCATTGATACGTCTAAGAGCTTGAACGTGTTTATCTCTTACATTACTGACGCATAGTATGGCTGAGCAGTATAAAGACGTCATACGCAAGGATGGTGACTATATCCTCAAGCGTGCTAATGGTGATCTCGCACAAGATGCAGATCAGTACGGCGTTATCTTTATTGCTCGACATCCAATTGAGATACTACGAGTTTCAGAGGTACATTCAACAGCAGGTACAGATGGAAGTGCAGTCACACTCGACGTTGAGAAGCTGACCGGGACCACAGCGCCAGGTTCAGGGGCAACTATTCTAGGTTCTACGTTTGATCTCAAGAGTACAGCGAATACCGTTGTGAATAAGGAGACAATTAACTTAGTATCTGGTCTGGGCCGCATCCTTCAAGAGGGAGACAGACTGGCTCTAGTTGACACAGGAACTCTTACGGCGCTCACAGACGTCTGTGTAACCATTTACTATAAAACTGCTGGACAAGGCGATTACCGTTAATATGCCGAAGATCAAAGGAAATATATTAGTGTGGGATGAACAAGATTGGCTTGGTGGTTTGCACCAGCAATACTTGACGTCTACCGGTGGTTTACAACGTCAGGAGAACAAGATTGCGTCCATGCGATCGACTGATCCTTACAGAAACCTAGGATATTTAACGCCAGGCTTTTTAGCTGCTGATGTCACTGATGTAGCACAGGTTACTTCCATTTTACGGAAAGGGGTCGTTAACGGTACGACTGGTTACATCATCTCCGAAGGCCCTGATCTACATCAATTCACCGTGGCTACTGGGGCTATCACAAACGCAGGAACGTTCCCGCACACAATTGCTGCTCATGGTGGTCATGCGACAGTTGTTGGTGATGACTGTGTTATTTACGATGCAAATGTTTCTAGTACGCTGACTAAGCAGGTGTTCTACTCATGGAATGACAACACAGACGGAGATGTAGGTATTTATAACATTGGGGCAGGCACATTCAATGATGACTATCTTTCAACTGTTCCTGCGGGAGCGGCTGCTCTTACTCTTGGTGTAGCGCATCCACTGGTCGTGGGCAAGGACGACATTCTGTACATCGGAAATGGGAATGTAGTTGACGCATTTGATGGTCAGACTGGTGCAGATGGAACCCTATCGGCAGCCGTGCTCACTCTCCCAGAGGATTATGAGATTACAGCCTTCGCTAAGACTGACGTTTACCTTGTTGTATTTGCATATCGTCAAACTGCTGGCGGTAGCTTTAACTTGGGAGAAGCTACAGCCTTTTTCTGGGACTATTTATCAAACGACCCTACTTTGGTGATTGATTTGAACGATAACTTTGTCTCAGAAGCCTTTGAATGGCGTGGGACAGTCGGCTGCTTTACCCAGGGACGTCGAACAAACCCTACAAGTAACGCTCATGCGTCTAAAATCCAGCTTTATAATCCGGGTACTGGTCAATTTGAGACATTAACGTCGTTTACAGGTAACGCTCCTATCCGTGGAGGCGTAGCGGTCACTGGCGAGATCATTCAGTTCAATAGTGCCGGTAATCTCTTCCAATGGGGGACAGCATTTGAAGGAAAACCCGATGTTCTGGTCCAAACAGCTGAAGGAGACGGTACAAGTGAGGGGATGTTCTTAGCTCCGGCCACCGCTGTGCAGCTTATCTCTACTGGTACTACCACTTCAGGCGGATTACAGACACTTAATGGGAACTTCTTTGCTACATCGTTTGTAGAAGGGTCATTTGCTGAGCCGGTGTTCTCTACGGGTAAGAAAGGCCGCTTGAAAGAGGTGAAAGTCCGGTTTAGAACTGCTGTATCAGGAGGTCGAGCCATTCGATTGCTCGTACAGGACCGTTTAGGCAACCAAACCAACATCTTTGGCAACTCTACTAACCTGACAACTATTAATAGTAAGAATATCGCCAAGGTAGACCGATGGACTGAGACTGGCGATCCATTACCTGAGTTTGATGCTATTAAGCCAGTGTTCGTTTGGAAAGCTGGCAGTGGGGCAACTACAGCTCCGGTCATCGCTCAGGTTGAGTTTCATTTTGAAGAGGTAAACGCATAATATGTTTAGATCATATACAGACGCACGAAACCAGTACGGGAAGCTGACTCAAGATACAGCAGCAGCTAACCTCACACTGGGAGACATGCTTATTAACGAAGGGACGGAAGACTTGCTTGGTGACTTGGACTGGTGGTTCTTGGAGACTAGCGTTACTCGCACGACGGTGGCTAGTCAGAGTAACTACAAGCTGGCCCATGACCATGACAAGATCTTGGGGCTTACAGTCACGGTTTCTTCGACTGTCTACACTCCAGATGAGGTTAGTAGCCGTGAGGAGTGGGACACGTTGCAGCTCACTACAACTACGTCGGATATTCCGTCTAAGTTCTTCGTGTTCGGTGACGAGGTTCACATCTGGCCTACACCGGCCTCATCTAGCAATAGCGTAACTATTTA